AACCAACAACTCCAGGTTCTACTGGAAGTGGAATTATAAATACATTAGTTAATGCTACAACTGCATCTTCAACTTTAAATTCTTTTTATTATATTCCAATTATTGTTGGAACTAATTCATTAGAAACAATTTATTTACCAGAAGATGGTGTGTTGTATGAAAATGGTGTGGGTTGCACATCAATTTCTAACATGACTATTACGTTATTTATCGATAAGTAGGTCAATTATGACTACATCGGGAACTACTACTTTCAACTTAGATGTTGATGAGCTTATACAAGAAGCTTATGAACGAATTGGTATTGATGGAAGTAGAAGTGGATATAATTTAAAATCAGCAAGACGATCTTTAAATCTTTTATTATCTGAATGGGATAATAGAGGTGTTCATTTATGGAAAGTTCAAAAAGCAACTGTTCCGTTAGTCCTGGGCCAAGCTGAATATAACTATAATGCTGATCCTACTAATTTTCCTAATAATATTAATGATGTATTAGAGGCTTATGTTAGAAATAATAGTGTTACAACTAATCCTGTTGATATTTCTTTATCAAAAATAGATAGATCTGCCTATGCAGCACTACCTAATAAGCTATCACAAGGTACACCTTCACAATATTATGTTCAAAGAACAGTAAATCCTAGTATATTTTTATATCAAACTGCTGGTTCTAACTATTCTAACTCTGCAAATCCAAGTAATTTTCAATTTGTATTTTATTTTTTAGCAAGAATTGAAGATGCAGGAGCTTATACTAATACTCCTGACGTTGTTTTTAGATTTTTACCAGCATTAAATTCAGGATTAGCTTATTATTTAGCTATTAAACATGCTCCTGAAAGAATTGAACAGTTAAGAATGCTGTATGAAGACGATTTACAAAGAGCTTTATTAGAAGATGGTCAAAGAACATCTTTATTTGTATCCCCTAAATCATATTTTGGAGATGGTTTGTAATGACTAGCTTTGCTACAGGAAGAAAATCGTGGGCAATATCTGATAGATCAGGACAAAGGTTCCCTTATGTAGAAATGGTTACAGAATGGAATGGATCTTTTGTTCATATTTCAGAATATGAGCCTAAACAACCTCAATTAGAACCAAAAATTCCAGGAAACGATCCGCAAGGGTTATTAAATGCAAGACCCGATAGAACTGAACCTGCTGTTATTGTAGCTTTACCTTATAATCCACTATATGCAACTGCTGGCAGTTCAACCATTGTTATAAATGATCCAGGACATGGAAATAAAATTGGAAATTCTATTATTATTTTAAATCCAACTGCTGGAAATGGATTTAGTATTGCAACTTTAACTACAACTTTAGGATATACTTTAACATCTGTATCTTCTGATACTTATAGTGTTAATTTACCAACGGTTGCTACAGGAACAGGATTTTTTGGTGGTGGAAATGTTTCTATTGGTCCTTCTGCTGTTGAATTAGGTGAATTTCCATTTTTAGTAACTGTTAATAGTTCAACTATTATAGTAAGTGATGCTAATCATGGAAGAGTAACTGGAAATACAGTAGTATTTTCAAATGTAAATGCTTTAAATAATTTTAATAGTTCATCTGGATTTGACACTTCTGTACTTGCAACTTCAACTGGTTATAGTATTACTGTATTAAATTTGAACACTTATTCTTTTAATGCCTATTCAGGAATTGGATTAGGCAATATGACTATAGGTGGTGGATATGTTACAGCACAAACAATAAGTTAGTTTTATGGCAATGAATTATCAACAATTACAAGATGCAATTAGAAGTTATGCTGAAATAGATTCTAATGGTTTAAATGACACTGATATAGCAACTGTTGTTCAAAATGCTGAAAATAGAATTTATAGAGAATTGAATATAGATGCATTTAGATTATATGCATCAGCCATAACAATTACAGGAGTATCTACAGTATCTGTTCCAGCAGGACTTAGAAATATAAGATATGTTGAATTAATAGATTCAAGTGGAAATGTTTCTAATTTATTAGAAAAAGAAACTTCATTTATGGCTGAATATAATTCACAACCTAATAATACTACTTATTGGCAAGAACCTAAATATTGGGCTAATTGGGATGAATTAAACTGGCTTGTAGCTCCAACTCCAAATAATAATTATACAATTAATATTGCGTATTATCAACAACCTGTTAGTATTACTACTACTTCAAATAGTACCACATATGTATCTACATATGCTCAAGATGTATTATTATATGCTAGTTTAACTGAAACATATAAATACTTGAAAGGTACGCCAGATATGATACAAGCATTTGAACAGTCTTATCAAATAGCGGTTAAATCGTTTGGTGATGAGCAATTAGGATTAAGAAAACGTGATGAGTATACAGAGGGTGAATTAAGAATTCCCTTGAAAACTCCAAAACGTTAAATATAATAAGGAGTTAATATGGCAAATATAGTACCAGATAGTTTTAAGTTAGACCTACTAACAGGATTTCAAAATTTTAATACAACAAGTGGAAACACTTATTACCTAGCACTTTATAATACAGTTCAAGGTTTTTCTTCAACAGGAACAACTGCCTATTCAACTTCAATTGGATCAACTTCATTAGAAGCATCAGGAACAGGTTATACTGCAGGTGGAACAACTTTAACAATTTCAACATGTGTTGTTCAACAAGATATTGCATTTGTAAACTTTTCTAACGCAACGTTTTCAACTGCTACATTAACAGCTTCATGTTGTTTAATTTATAACTCAACTAATTCTAAAAAAGCAGTTGTAGTTTTAGATTTTGGTTCTAATCAAACTTCAACAAACGGCAACTTTACTATTCAGTTTCCAACAGCAAACTCTACGAGTGCTATTTTAAGAATAAATTAGTAACTCTGCCATAGGATTAATATGGCTACAAATTCTTTTTGGGGCTTTTCAACTTGGGGTTCAGGTGATTGGGGAGGCAAAGGTCAAGATCTCACAATACAAGTTGGTGGTACAAATAATAATACTTGGGGAAGAAGTACTTGGGGAAATGGTTATTGGAACGCAATAACACCTGATCCAGGATTACAAAGACAAATAGAAGGTGGAGAAAATATTGGTTGGGGTATTGATTCTTATGGATTCAATGCTTGGGGCGGTGCAATACAAATTAAGGTTGCAGCCGATGCCAACATCACTGTATTAGGACAACAACTATCAATTCAATTAGGTCAATTAACATTAAATCAATCTGTTGGTGTAACAGGTGTTCAATTAGCAACTCAAACTGGAACTATTACTACATCTGACCAAGATTATATCAATGTTACTGGTCAACAATTAAGTTTACAAATTGGCACAATTAGTATTACAGCTCAAGATTATACTAATGTTACAGGTCAACAATTAGCTACTCAAACTGGTACAGTTAATATATCTGCTACTGCAAATGTTAATGTAACAGGTAGTCAATTAGCAACTCAAACTGGCACAGTTACCACATCTGATCAAGATTATACTAATGTAACAGGACAACAATTAACTTTAAATACTGGATCTGTTTCTATATCTGCAAGTGCTAATATTAATACAACAGGACAACAATTAGCTACTCAAACTGGCACAATTAATATTACAGCTCAAGATTATACTAATGTTACAGGTCAACAATTAACTACTCAAACTGGTACTGCGGTTGTTAAAGCCGATGTCAACGTTTCGGTTATCGGTAATTCATTATCCACTAAAACAGGTACAGTATCTATTAGTGGGGTTGCTAATATTAGTGTTACTGGTAATCAAATAACTTTAACGATTGGTAATGCAACTATTGCAGCTACCGCAAATGTTAATTTAATAGGTAATCAATTACAAACGATTGTTGGCGTTCCATCAGTATCTGATCAAGATAATACCAGCGTATTAGGTCAAAAAGTAAATACTCAAACTGGAACAGTTAAAATTAAAATTGATGAATTTATAAATGTAACAGGATCACAAATTCAAATTGCAAAAGGTACTGTTACTATAACAACTCAAGCTAATGTTAATTTAACAGGTGTACAATTATTAACTCAAACTGGAACATTAACTACAAAAGATGATGCAAATATTAATGTAACAGGTAATCAACAATCTTTATTTACAGGTACAGTAATTGTTCAAGATTCAGATGTTACATTAGTTACAGGATCAAGTGTTCAATTAGCATTTGGAACTGTAACTATTTATACTGAAACAGGGGTTAATGTTACAGGAAATCAATTGACTTTAGGCATAGGACAACCTACAATTATTGTTTATAATTGGGTTCCTATAAACCCTACAACAGGTCAAAATTGGTCTGCAATTAATCCAACTACTGGTCAGTCTTGGAGTAATTTAACTTTAACAACAGGTCAAAATTGGTCTGCAATAACTCCAAATAATAGTAATATTTGGAATACTATTTATGCGACAAATATTACTGTATGGACTACTATAAATGATGTATAA